CTTCATAAATGCATCAAAGTCTTTCCAGTTATGTATATCGTTGGAAACTTTAAATACGTCTAATACGGCTCCAGCAAGCTCCTCATCGCCTGTTTCACGCATCATGGCTGTCATTGTATTAACAGCTTCTTTTGTCTCCTGTAGGAGGCGTTTAGACTGTGCTTTAGATGCTTTGTTTAGTGCAGCAATATCCTTAGGTGTAAACTTACCACCCTTTGCTTTTAACAATTCGTTAGCTTGATTCCATATAAACTGTGTTCTTTTTACCTGATGTAAACCTGTAACTAAATTATCTGCAACGTTTTTCATTGGACCATCTGTAGCAAATATGTCAGTTTTACCTATCATTTCGCTAGATGTAGCAGAGAGATCCCTTAATTGCATAAGTAAACTCTTCATAACTGCGTTCTGAACGTCAATATTCTGTACCGCCCAACGGTCAACCTCAGACATTTTAGTCCATTTCTTATTTAATTTAACATCTCTATCTAAAAATTCACCATAAAAAGTAGCAGAATCTACTGTAGAAGCATCTCTACCTAACAAAGTTTCTTTAATATCTTCTAATGCTTCTGCTGATCTTTTACCTATAGTCTTATTATTAGGATCTATACTATCTAAATATCTCTGATAGTTATCATCAGCAACTAATTCTTCACCTTTTTTAGCAAGTTCTAAATCATTTATACCAGACTTAGCACCTTTAGCCATGTCTGTTTGACTTACTACAGAGTTAGGACTACCCTTTTTACCTGTAAATTTAGTATGTTTGATCTCTTGTATATCTTTTATTACCTGTGTTAGACCATCTCTAGCTTTAGTTAAACCTTGACCCATCATTTTAGAGCCATTTTTGTAGGCACCATACGCTGATTTTAATGCACCATCAGACAAGTTTTCCTCTGTAAATGCATTTTTAAAACCATCTGCTAGTTTATTTACTTGTTCTCTACCAGCTTCTGCTAAGTCAGCTAGTTGTTCTTGTTGTTTTTCAAACCAATACTTTTGGTTTACAAACTCTGAATCTATTTTAGTAGACCAAGACTTAGTACTGACAGCAAGTTGATCCATGTTCTTCTGTCCCCAACGTGTTACTTGTCCGGGAACCTCAGGTAATTTACCTAATACTCTTTGACCATTTGAAAATATAGATTGTCCAAAACCACCAATACCTACGACACCCATTGTACCATAAGCTGTTTCAGTAGCAATAAAATCTAACTGTTTAAATAATGGTGAGTTAATACCTTGTGCAATCTGTGGTGCAAATATAGCACTTTCAGGATACTGTTCAAACAATGTCTGAAAAAATCCGTCTTCTTGTATCATACCTCTACCATCTTCTTCTAGGTTAGAAAATGCAGCTAAAGGTAAATCAGATATAAGAGTTGTTTTAGCACCACTCTTTACCATGTTTAAACCTTGAACTAATTTTTGCCTACCAAAGAATCCTGTAGCTGGTTTGATAACTGTTGTTCCTATACCACCACCTATTTTAGATGTAGCTACAACTTTACCACCAGTAAGTGTAGGTTTTAAAAACATTCCTGCTCGTATTAAAGTTGGAGATTTTAATGTAGCTCCTAGTGCCATTGATTTTGTTCCAACAGCTCCTGCTACTCCACCAGTTACGATAGTAGGTATTGCCCAATATGCAGCTTCGTATGTTAAAAAGTCACCGGCAGATCTAGCTATGGTATGGTTAACTAAATATTCTAATGATTGTTCGTTTTTAGTTTGTAGTAATCTTTCATCTAAATCAGAGTTTTTAGTTAACAAACTAAGATCTCCTTCTTCAGCCGCAGACGCAATACGTCCCGATACTTCTAAACCTAAACTAGATAAATCAAACAAAGCTCCAGCTGCGTTTTGTCGCAAACCTTCAGCTACGTTACCATTATATCCTAACCAACCTTCTTCTCCCATACCAGCTTCAGACAAAGCATGTCTTCTTCTAACGTTAATGTATCTAGCCATGTTTTGACCAGCACCGTTTTGTTGCCATAGTGCTTTAGCTCTGGACATTAATGTTGGGTTTTCTAGTCCTGCTAACCACTCAGCTGTAAGCTGTGCATCAACTTCTGGATCTAATCTTTTAAGTTCTGGATCCCAATCTTCGTGATTGGTAGTATCAAAAAAGTCATCATATGTAACTTGACCATCACCATTATGATCATATCTAGCTGTAAGTTCAGGATCGTTTTTTATCATAGCAAATGCCTGAGCTTGTTTTTCTAGATTATTACCATCTTTAAATAGCTCACTTAAAATTCCTTCTTTTTCTTCTAAATATCCATAATTTAATTTTAATGCTCTTCTCACTCCTTCGGGAGGAATCTTACCACCATAAGCTGCTGTAAGCTGCTCATCAGATATCATTCCATTTTCGTCTGGAGTAAAAAAACTTGTAGTAGCTTTAGGTTGAAAACCAGTTTCTTCTTCTGGTTGTGGTAATGGATTTTGTGTTTCTACTGCTGTAGGTTTTATGTTTTCTTCGGGTGTTGTATCTTCTTCTAATGCTTGAGCTTCAGCGATTTCTTCAGGTGTACGAAAATCTTCTTCAGGAAATTGATTTTCAATGTCCTCTATATGATCTTCATAACCCTCTACCTCGTAAGTATCATCGGTGTCACCTACATCATTAGGGTTCAATT